AGTAAATTACGACCCCAAACAAAACAAGATAGTAGGTTTGAACCAGCTACCACAGCACAATATGATTGTTGTGGTACAGGATGGATTGATTGTAGGGTACAGACAGATGCTAGAAGGCGTCTATGCAACTACAAATGGAAGCGGAAGAAACTATATCGACTTCTCTCCTAATCAGATTCTATATGCAGATCTTGGTCTTTATGGAACAGGTGGCATCAACGATCCTCGCTCTATATTAGAAGAGGCCGTAAAGCCATTTAACCAATTGAATGCTATCGAAGATGCTATCACCATGTATAGAATTATGTGGGGTAGCGAAAAGCTATTATTCAAGATCGACGTTACAAACATGCCTAAACCAAAGGTAGAAAAACATCTACAAGATCAGTCCAAGATACTTTCGAGAAAGTTAGACTTCAATAGAGAAACAGGTGAAGTTATCAATGGTGGTAGAGTAGTTGGTTTGAATGAACACTTTTTCGTACCAGTATCTACACAGGCTCCAAATACAGATATAACAAGATTACCAGCCGGTGATAACATTTCAAGAGTAGAAGATTTGAAGTACTTCAAGAGAAATCTAGTTAACTCAATGAAGGTTCCGCCTGGACACGTATCCGCTCTTGCGGGCGATGGCCAGAACTATACAAATGGTAAGATTGGTGAAGTTACTCAATCAGAAGTATCGTTTGCTAGAATGGTATTCAGATATGTAAGACCTCTTGCAAAGATTTTGAGAAGACTTTTTGTTATGGTACTTAGCACTAAGAGCGATTTTAGTGAAGATATCAAGATTGAAGATTATTTTGATGTTATATTCAATAAGTCAAACTCCTTCCAGCTTTATATTGATGCCGAGGTATTGAGTACTAATCTTGATATATTTGAGAAATTAATGAAGTTCGCGCATAGCCCAGAAGAACCAACTAAGCCACTATCTGTTAAGTATGCAATTTATAAGGGTTTGAAGATGAAAGATCAGGATATGACCCTTAATGAAATGTGGAAAAAGCAGGAAGCGGCACAATTTGATAATAAGAAATAAAAATTATAAACTTATTAATAAATAAGATTAATTCTATGGCCATACACGACAAAAAGATGAAAACGCTATTAAGCAACGTCATTACGGGAAATAAGGAAAAGGCTGAAAGTCAAGTAAGAGAATTGATAGAATCGGTTTTATTGGAAAAAGAAAAGGCAATATTAGACTCTGTTTTTGTAAATATTGTTAATTCTAAAAAGGAAATGTTGTAAAATGAGTAAGAAATCCGATAAAATGTTAACAGACTTCATGGAAACCTCTGTATTAAACCCATTATACGAGGCCGAAACTTCACTTACCGGTGAAAAGGTTAAGGTATTGAAGCTCGTTGGTACTGCCGTTGTATGTGATAAGCCTGGAATTAACGGAAGATCGTATCCGCTAAAGATTATGAAGAGAGAGGCAGAACGCTATACTCGTAAATATATCAAGAACGGTCGTTCCTTTTCCGAATTAAATCACCCAAGACTTAATGAAAAAGGTGAGGGTAAAGATTATCCAGTATTTGAAATCAATTTATCCAAAACTTGCGCTATAATTGAAGAACTTAGCTTCAAGGGCGACAGAATGTTGATAAAATTGCGTGTAATTGAAAAACACCCAGCCGGTGCATCGCTAAAAGCATTGGTTGATGCTGGTCTAAGACCAGGAGTTTCCCTAAGAGGTGCAGGAAGCACAATCAAAAAGAGCGGATTCAGTGAAGTAGCTGATGATTATCGCTTAATTACCATAGACGTTGTAGGAAATCCATCTTTTGATGATGATGCTGTTATGGATTCCTTGTATGAAGGAATTCAAAAAGGAAATGTTCAGATATTGACTGAGGCTGTTGATATGGCTTCTAGAGAATTTATTAATGCATCCGAACCTAAAAATAATCTATTTTCTGGTAGAAAGAAGCTAAATAAAGATGCTTTGATTAGTCTATTTGAATCCTATTCCGACGAGGCTAAAAAGGAAGAGTAATGTTTAAGTTAGAAAGCATATTAAAAAAGTCAGATCTAGAGAAGATTCCAAAGGAATTAGTCACTTCTATTAATGAAGCAATTGCTACAGAATTTCAATCAAAATTTGACACAATGATGGAATCCATCAATAACAGATTCCATAAATATGTTGATAATGCCATTACTGAAAGTGTAAACACCAACCTAGGTGATAAAGTCAATCAGAAACTTCTACAGACAGTTCAGACAATAGTAACAGTACTTGAAGCCGCTGGATTACCAGTAACGGAAAAGACTGCCGAACTAGCAGAACAGCTAAAAATAGCTGATAAAAACCTAATTAGCGCATTCGAGGAAAGAGAAGTACTCAGAACTCAAATGGATGAAGCTAATAAGGAAAAATTCATTTATTCGAGACTACAGGGATTGCGTCCAGAAATCGTATCTGCCGCAATAGAACATTTCAAGGATAAAGATATTCTAGAAGTTAAAGAAGAGATCCAGGATTTCGTTGAACAGAACTTTGATAATCTAGTTCCTAATTTCGGTGATGAATTCTCCGATGTGCTATCTTCTGGTAGCATGGATAAAGTACAGGATGCTCTTGATGAAATCGCTGCTGGTAAGGAAAATGTAGACTTTGAAAATGACAATGCTCCTAAGTCTGCTAAATTCGAAGGTATAGATTTCTTTGATAATATCAAAGGTCTTTCCCCTATGACCACAAGAGGCAAGAGCATGTCCCCTGATATTACTAGTGAATCTTTGCAGGCAAGTGAAGAGATCATGATGGAAAGTATGGGTGATGCAGAGGTACAACAGGGTACATTTACAGACGATGCTAAAGAAGCCCTTGATAAGATTTCTGACTTCTCAAACATGGGATACGGAATGTCCTTCAAAAAACCTCGAAAAAAGTAAAATTTCAGCACTTTTTTCATATATTACATAATCATATCTAAAAATCTCGAAAAAATAGTGCCTTTTTTAAAGAAAAAGAGGCATAAGTAATAAACAATCTTTGAATATTTCACAAGAGTGTTTTTGTGAAACTCAAAAGGAAAAATAAATGAAACAGAAGTCACTAATTCAAAAGTGGGCACCAGTTCTCGAAAGTGAAATCGGCGCACCAATTAAGAGATATCAGGACGCTGCCGTTATAGCTTGCCTTTTGGAAACTCAGACTAAGTTGAACAAGGGTTATATGGCTGAATCTGTAAACGTCACTTCTGACGTAGCAGTATACCAGCAGTATGCTCTTCCACTTATTCGTAGACAGTTCCCAGAACTTCTTGCTATGAATACAGTATCGGTTATCCCAACCACCACCCCAACAGGTATTTACTTCGCACTTCGTTATCTATACGATACTGCTCCAGTTAAGACCTCTCAGTTCCGTCTTGGACAGAAGAGAGAACTTGGCTATGATCTTGAAAAGGATTATACCGGAACAGTAGTAGATACAAAGGGTCGTAAGTGGACCACCTCCGAAGGTGAATTCTTGTCAAACTTCCATCAGGACGGCCAGGATCCAAACGATCTTTCCCTATCCACAGGTGCAAGCAAGATCAAGACCACATCAATCAAAGTTATCAAGGGTTCAGTATTAGTTGGTACAAGAGCAATCAAGTCCCACTACACCCTAGAACTACAACAGGATCTAGCAGCCGTTCACGGACAGGACATTGAAGCTCTTATGCTTGAAGCCCTACAGTTCGAAATCCAGCAGGAAATCGACCGTGAAATTCTAGCCGCTCAGGTATTCTGCGCAACTAACCTATCTCTTGGTGGTGAACCAGTTATAGAAGTTGACCTAGACACCGGAGTTGACGGAAGATGGGCCGCTGAGAAGATCGCTGGTGGTATTGCTAACACAATCTTAGCAGTAGCTCAGAAGATTGCAGTAACCTCCCGTATGGGCGCTGGTAACTACGCAATCTGCTCCCCAGATATCGTTGCAGCACTTTCCACTCTACAGACTGGAATATACGTACCAAATCCATACCTTGGCAACGCAGTAAACGGCGTAGTTGACGGTGGAGTTGTAGAAGTAGGTTCCATGATGGCCGGTGGCATCAGAGTATACCGTGACATTTATGCCGAAGAGTCCTATGCCCTAGTTGGCTACAAGGGCGCTCGTCAGGGTGAGTCCGGAGTTATCTTCATGCCTTACATTCCATACATCTTCACAAAGACGGCTGGACAGGAAGACGGTAGCCCAAGACTTATCGTAAAGAGCAGATATGCAATCGTTGCAAATCTACTTGGCGCAGGTCAGTTCTACAGATACGTAAGATTCGAAAACATGAGCAGCGCAATCTTGGGCCTAAACAGCGCAAGCGAT